CCAGTGCCGCGAACAACGACAACAACACAAGCCCCGTTGTCATCCACAACCGTAGAAACCAGTGCACCTGTAAATGTTACAGCCGTTGTCCCTGAGGCTCCCCCACGGTTGGATGTTGGTTCCCCAGAGACAACGACTGAAACCACCGTCGCGTCTACGGTGCTGGATATCGTACCGCCTCCTCCGGCGGATGCAACCCAAGAGCAGAAGGAAGAGTTCGAGTCGACCGTCGACATCTACTCCGGCGCATACGAGGACTACGTGCCTGCCGGGTCAACGATTAGCGTGGCCGAGCGCCGGACCATCGTGGCAGCAACAGCCGTGGTGTTCTTGTTGCCCGCCCCGGTCCCTGTTTCTAGGCGCATGAAGTAATCTAAGACCAACCATGTGGAACTACATTAAAGAACAGACATGGACGCTCGCCGGGGTAGGGCTTGTCCTCATCACACTTAGTGGCCCGACCCTCCGACAGGCGCTCCTGCTGACAGGTGTGGCTCTCGTGATACATTCTGTACTTACCGCTACGACAGGGGAGAAGGACTCATGACATTCATGGAAGTTGCCAACAAGACCATTGCGAAGACGCTTGACCTGGGCCAGCGCCTGTTCTCGTTGTTCGTTGCCACGGCCCTGCCTGCCATCACTGGCGGCGCTGTGATCGGTGTGTCTGTGGTGAAGTCGGCCCTCATTGCTGGCTTCATGGCCGTTGCCGGAGTGCTCCAGAAGTTGGCTGCCGCCTCGACGGATGGCTCGCTCACGTCCGAGGAAATCGCTGAAGCGTTCAAGAAGTAGCCATGGCAGACAAGTACCCAGTCATCAAGGTCAAACTCTGTGACCACCTCAAGGATTGCAAACCGGGTGAACTACCTGCGGATCTGCTTCGCGGTATTGAGGGCAAGGGCCGTCTGCACCATTGTGCGGCTGACGCCTATGAGGCTATGGATGCTGCAGCAAACGCTGACGGAATTGACCTGGCGCCTACTTCTCAAGCCGATACCTACCGTTCGCTGGAGACGCAAGAGTACGGCTTCTACGCCCGGTACACGGACAAGCCGAACAAGAAGTTGATGAAGCAAACGCCCCGCATCTACAAAGGGAAGGCCTGGTACCTGAAGAAGGGCCTAGCCCCGATGGCTGTTCCGGGCACCAGCAACCACAACCTGGGCATTGCCATCGACATTGCCAATGCAAGCGGCAAGCGCCTGGAGTGGATGCTCAAGAACGCTGAGCGCTTCGGCTTCTCATGGGAAGTGCAGAGCGAGCCCTGGCACCTGCGCTACGTGGCGGGCAATGACACCCCCAAGGCTGTGCGCGATTGGTTGGAAGAAAAGTCCAAGGCTGCTGAGTGATGGATGCGGGCTGGGCGCTGATCCTCGCCGCGATTGTCACGGCAGTGGGAGCCATCATCGTCGCCGTCCTTGACAAGTTCCGGAAAGAGAACAGCCAAGACCATGAGGTTGTGATGGGCATGCTGAAGATCATGCACAAGTCCCAGCAGCGCACAGAAGATAAGGTCGACAAGGTTGATGAACGCCTGTCCGACCACCTACAGTTCCACGCTGAAAAGGAGAAGGGCGGAAAACATGGAGGGGCTAAACAAAGGTGATCTGCGAAAGATACGCGATTACCTGACGAAGGTGTATCCTGGCACTAGCCAACAGGACGAGTTGTGGTTCTTGATTCAGAAGATAGAATCACTGATAAAGGGGAAACATGGAGAATCACAAGGGAGCCGAAGTCCTCGCTGAGGCACTGGCACTAATCACTGGCGACCGTCAGCAGAGTTACTCGCATCCGCTGGATGACTACCAGCGCACGGTTGCAATCTTCAAGGCAGTCACAGGTATTGAACTGACTGTCGAACAGGGGATCTTGTTCATGATCGGCGTGAAGTTGTCACGTCTCGCCCATGAACTTGAAACAAAGCAATGGAATCCAGAAAACACCCGCGATGCAGCCGGGTATCTCGGCTGCCTACAAATGGTAAGGGAGAAAAAGAATGTCACTGCTCACTGAAATTGCTGCAGAAGGGGACAAGCGTCGCCGTCGCAAGACCGACATCTTGAAGACAGCCCTGACTGACAAGGAATACAAGGAACTGTTGAGTGCACTGAAGGACAACCGCTTCACCGTGGCTGCGATTACCCGTGCACTGAACAAGCGTGGGATCACCATCTCGCGCTTCGCCATCGAAGACATGCGTGATCGCCTGAATGCAGGCCAAGACGCATGAGCCTCGACAGCGAGTTCTCTGCTGAAGAAGAGGTAGCGGAACTTCGCCGTGCCCTGGCCAACGCGCAACGCGCCGAGGCCAGGGCCAAGAAGAAGACTGCCGATCTCGTTGAGGCCGTGTACATGGCAGCCAAAGATGCTGCGCTGGCACAGCCCCGTCCGTCCGTCGTCATTCCTCCGCGCGCGCCCAAGAAGAATAAGGAGTCCAAGAAGGCCGAGGTCGCCCTTCTCCACTTGACCGACTGGCAGGCAGGCAAGGTGTCCGTGTCCTACAACATCGATGTCCTGCGCGCGCGCATGGCACAGATGATGGACAAGGTGACCCACCTCACCAACATCCAGCGAGCCCACCACCCAGTCGATGATTGTGTGCTTGTGCTGGGTGGAGATATGGTCGAGGGACTCGGAATATTCCCGGGCCAACAGTACGAGATCGGCGCGCACGTGTACGAACAGTTGTTCGCCGTGTCCAACCTGATCGAAGCGGTCGTGGTCCGGCTCGCGTCCGAGTTCAATCGCGTGCACGTGGTATGTGAGTACGGCAACCACGGGCGCATCGGGCGCAAGGGCGACATGCCTGCTGGCGACAACGTGGACCGCATGGCCTACCGCATCGCACAGGACAGGCTGACCATGCTCAGCAACGTAACGTGGCAGCACTCCGACGACTGGCACCAGTTGGTCCAGATCGGAGAGTACCGACTCCTTGTTATTCACGGAGACGAGATTCCATCCTTCGGTGGGCAGACCCCGGCGTACTCGATCCTCCGCAAGATCAATGCTTGGGCTACCTTCCTGGATTTCCAGGACGCCATCCTCGGCCACTTCCACACCCCCATGAACCTGACCATGGCCAACGGGGGTAGGATCTGGGTGACCGGCTCGCCCGAGTCGGACAACCAGTACGCGAAGACGTTCGTTGCTGCGGTGGGCAAGCCATCCCAGCGCCTTCACTTCGTGGACCCGATCAAGGGTAGGGTAACCGCCGAGTATGTTTGCTTCCTTGACTGAATGCCCATGGAAATTGGTACAGATCGACTGGGAGGATGCCTTTGACTCACCCAACGGGTGGATCGACCTGGCTGATTACGAACCGAAGGTTGCCAGATTTAGGACCATTGGTTTCCTCCTGCCCGATCTACTGGCCGGATACCACAGTGTCACATCAACGTGGGACCCGGATGAACTTCCGGACCTCACCACTGTTGGAATGGTCACCCACATCCTGGATAAGATGATCACGCGCGTGGTGTACCTAACCTAGTCACACCCCGCCAATAGAGTCCCAAGGTAAGGAGAACCACATGGACCAAGTAAGAAGAGCAATTGACAAGCCGACCCATGGCAGCCGCGAATGGCTGCGCGTGCGCTGGCACGATGAAGAGGGGTACGCCCGGATCTCCGCATCCGTGGCTGCCGCCGTCCACAACTGCCACCCCTATATGTCTGCGGGTGCGCTGGCCCTGGAACTGCTGGCCGAAGAGCCACCGGAACCCAAGGAAATGAATGATGACATGAAGCGTGGCACCACGCTTGAGGGCCCCATTCGCCAGTGGGCCGCCGACACCAAGGGAATCGAACTGTACGAGCCGCAGGTCATGTACGTATACGAAGAGCCGGGCGTCCGCCTGATCGCGACCCTCGATGCAGTGGACATGCAGGACAATGTGTTCGAGATCAAGACGGTAAAGCGCCGGTGGGATGGCAACCTGCCCGAGCATTGGTACTGGCAGGGCGTACACCAGGCCATCTGCGCAGGCGTGGACAAGATCGAGTGGGTCATCTTTGACACATCACTCAGGCTCCACTTCCATACCCAGACGGTGGACAGCGACGAGAAGGGCACCCACATCCAGGCATGCCGCGAGTTCCTTGCCGCCATCGACAAGGGCGACGTGCCCGAGTGGGCGCAGTACGAGTACTACACAGTGCAGGCACTGTACCCAGAGTCAGAGTCTGGCAAGTCAGTATCGCTGGACGCCGAGCACTCAGAGTTGTTGCGCCAGTACTCAAGCGTCAAGGCGCACATCGAAGCACTAAAGGAAACCGAAGAGCAACTGAAAGCACGAATCTGCAAATACATGGGCGATGCCGAGTTGGCATCCGTCGATGGACAGGTAGCGTGCAAGTGGAAGCAGTCCAGTCGTTCATCGCTGGACACCAAGAAACTGGAGCAGGACCACCCGGCCCTCGCTGCCAAGTACAAGAAGACAACCACATACCGAACATTCACAGTGACGAAGGAGAAGTCATGAGATTCAATCTGGACAACTACGAGACCGTCGAGTCACGTCTCGCCAAGTTCTGGGACGAGTTCCCCAACGGGCAGATCTTCACATCGATCTTCCACTACGACGACAACAAGGTCGTGTTCAAGGCCGAGGTATACAGGGACATCGCAGACCCACGACCGGTAGCCACCGGCTTTGCTGAGGAGACGCGCGATTCCAACCCGGTCAACAAAACCAGCCACGTGGAAAATGCAGAGACCTCCTCGATTGGCCGGGCCCTGGCCAACTGGAAGTTCCAGTCCAAGACAGCACCGCGCCCGTCGCGCGAGGAGATGAACAAGGTGGCGCGCCAGCAGGACGCCATCGTTGAGCAGGTGAAACAGGTGTTCCCGTCTGCCACCGATGCAACTCCGGCAATCAAGGACCCATCCGCAAAGGCCAGTCCCGCGCAACTTGGCAAGATCCGCGCCATGATGAACGGGACTGGCCTGAGCACACGCGCAGACCAGCACGACTACATCGCTGAGATCGTCAACCGTTCCGTGCCCAACCTCGATGCACTCACCAAGGGCGAGGCAGACACGGTGATCAAGGCGCTCGACGCCAGGAGTAAGCGGTGACCGATGATCGCAAAGGTGAATGCCAAGGCGACAGATCGAAGTGTTCTCTGGGGGAACAGTGTCCCCGGTACGGAACTCTTGGTCGAGCCGATCGACAAGGACGACGTAGGGTCAGGGGATGTGGTGATCCTGCGGCTCGTGGGAAACGGAATCGAGCGAAGGGTGATGCGAAAGCCCGTCGCGCGCGTAAGAAACTTGGGCTGGGTGGTCACCTTACCCGTCACGAAGAGAACTGGGGCGGTGCTTTTCGTACCGAGGTCAAGGCTGGCGCACAGGTTGGTCCGATTGCGACACGGTTCCTACTCGCAAAGAGTCAGAGCGACGCGGCTAAAGCACTTGGTGATATACGACCGTTCGTGATGGTCGCCATGCCAGACGGCACAACAAAGGGCATTGTCCTTATGGACCTTGACGAGTTCTCGGATCTTGTCTCGCTGCTCATCACCGACTAGTATCTGGAGGAACTAATGGATTGGATTGTCCGGCTGATGGCCGTCGCATCCGCCAGCCTCGCAGTGCTTGGCTTCAGGGGGGACCCATTGTCGACCCCAGAACCCAAGCCCTACGGCTGGGCTAGAACGTGGTCGGCTACCGCTACCACGACCACCACAACCCCACCCCTGAACCTGCACTGCCCTGAGTGGCAGGCCCTGGCGGGGGAGGCTGGCTGGCATGCCGACAGCATGCTGACCCTGGACTACGTGATGTGGCGTGAGTCCCGGTGCCAGGCCAGCGCGCACAACAAGACCCTGAATGCTGACGGCTCGACTGACATCGGGCTGATGCAGATCAACGACAGGTCATGGTGCCTGCCCACTCGGTGGTACCCGCAGGGGTACTTGCAGGCGGTGGGTGTGCTCGATAACGTGGGATGTGCGGAGTTGTTCGACCCCCTCGTCAACCTGAAGGCGGCTAAGGCCCTGTATGACTACTCCGAAGAAGCGTCGCAAAACGGCTGGCGCCCCTGGAAAGTACACGTACATGCAACTGCTGGGTGAGTACGCGCTGCTTGAGCGCAACTTCAAGTGGATGGACGATGCTGCCTGCAAGGGCGTGGACACCAGCGTGTTCCATCCGGAGCGTGGTGGCAATCGCTTCTCCGTGCAGAAGGCCAAGCAATACTGTTACAAGTGTCCGGTCTACAAGGAGTGCATGCGCTTCGCCATTGTCAATGGGATCAACCATGGCATCTGGGGTGGGCTGACACCAGAAGAACGACGCCGAACACCGGAGGAAATAATCAATGACTTCAAACCCTGATCTAATCACCTACCAATCGTGGTGCGCTGAGCAGCAGATCACCATCGAGGCATTGCGTGATGACAAGGACGAACTCAAGCGACGCATTGCGGAACTAGAGGGACACGTAGCCACGCTGAACAGCATGGTGGAGCGTTTACAAATAGCCATTAGCCAAGGAAGGGAACTATGAACACTTGGTACAAACTGAAAGACGGTACGTGGGGCGTCAAGATCCGCCACCAAGGAACCGAAGGCGAGGCCATCGAGGTCACGAACAAGGCAGGCGAAGTCAAGGACGCAATCCTCGGCAAGCGTGTAGCCAAGTTCGATGACGCAGAACTGTGGTCTCTGTTCAAGGATGAACCAGCAGAGCCAGCGTTCTAGTTGTGACCACTGCGGCGAGGTGTCCCTGGCATTGACTAAGTGGCCGGACAGCATTCTCGATGAGTGCTCATGCCGGTGCCATCTCTATGCCAAGGGACTCCTCACCTCAGAGGATCGCAACTGGAAGAAGAGGAAGAAGAAATGAAGACAGAGTGGCAGTGCCCGAAGTGCGGACGCAGCATCGTCCTGTACGTCAAGCCAAGCGCTGCCCCAATGTGCAGCAACCCAGATAGACACAGCAGTATCCATATCCCAATGCAGGAGAAACCCAATGACAACTGAATTCACAGCCAATGACAAAGAGATCGCGCAGGAAGTCCTGACTGAGATCCTGTACCTGACACTGACGGTCAGCCCCCACCTGCGTGAGTACTTCGTTGCTCTCGCTGAAGGCTTCACGAAGATCCTCGGCATCGAGGAACTGGAGCGCAGCATGGAGTACGCCAACTACCGGGCGCGTGTCGCTGCCGGACAGTAGCGCTACCGCTACCACTACCACTGCCACAGAAAGAATCAACTACAACTGTATGTAATACCGCGCGCATGATCGTTTAGCCTCGCGCGCGCGTGCGGTAAGTACTAGCCCGTACTCTAACTACGAGTAGTTATGGGGGGCGGTGCTTGACACGGCTGGCATGATGATCTCGCCCCGTCGGGGTCGCTTACTTAGTTCGCTTATTCCTCTCGCAACTAAGTACGTGACTTCGGCGGGGCGTATCTATTCACAACCACAACAAGGAGATAGCAATGGCACTATTCGTAACACCATTCGCTTACGGCAACGTACAGGGAATGCGAATGCTTGAGGCTAAGGCTTGGTCTGATAAAGACTGGGACTTGTTCATCAACTGGTCAGACGATCAGCGTTACAACTATGCGTCTGATAGCGACGGCGTAGAGATTACGCCTACTGAATACCTACAGCACTTCACCGAACTCGGTGAGGTCGTTAGTAGCGAGGAAGAATACAACCGCATTGTGGCAAGGGTCAATGCTGCTCTTGGCACAAACCGTCATCACATCAACTACGAGTAAGGAGAAACAGCAATGGACGAACTGATGAAAGAAGTTAGTCAGATCCTGAACGACACGGCTAAGACCGTAGATCAGGAGATGATCGACGAAACCAAGTTCCACATCAGCACTATTGAGAAAGCCATCTGGGACGATCGTGGTGCTTGTGGCACTTACGAACTGTACGCCTTAGACATGGCTGCTACTACAGAGGCTGAGGTGGACGCTATCCGAGAAAGCCACAAAGAGAACGCAGTAGTCGTTGATGCCACTCGCCAAGCAGGTAAAGCCAATGCCTGCTTGGAGATGACGCTACTGGTTACTGCTGAGCAGTGCGGTATGCCCGACATTGCCATGTTGCTTGGCAACAAAGATGCTGCCATCTACTACAACAAGCCCGATAACCGTGTCGGTTTCGTGTTTAGGACGGAAGCATGGGGCAGCAACGAGGCAATGGAAACAGGCAAAGCACCTAGCGAATGCGATGACCGCTATGACCTTACGGTTACCGGCATGATTACGCCAAGTGCTATGGCTACGGCAGTCCGTAGGCACGACACCAACGAGGTGCTACTCGGTGAGGTCATACCGCTTAGCGAATACAAGCATGGTGAACACGGCAGGGTGCTAGACGCTCTGTTCCTACACTTCACCGTACCCAACACGATGAAGCGAGTTAGCCCAGACTTGTACGAGGCTGCTTACCAAGATGTCCTTGAGCGTCAGGAGACGCTTAGGGAACAAGACGGCAAGTGACTACCCGTTAGTTAGTCACAACAACCCAATAGCAATAACCACAAACAGGAGAGACACCAATGGATACCACAACAGAAACACCCGTAAAGCCCAAAGAGAAACTTACCGCATGGCAACGTGCTGAGTTCGCTATGGCGCATGGCTCACGAGTCCTGCTCTATGGCTTGCCCGGTACTGGTAAGACCTACTTCGGGCTGAACAGCAACCTCAAGCCACAGCAGAAGTCTTATCGCCTCATCTGTACCGAGGAGATGACTGACGCTGACCTTATCGGCACGTACAAGCAGAACGCACAAGGCACTTGGTCGTTCGCTGAGGGCGTTGGCATCAAGGCATGGCGTGAGGGTGCTCGTCTCGTCGTAGACGAGATCAACCGCATGAACGGTGACGTTGAGAGCCGAATGATGGCACTCATCGACACTAACGCATCATCGTCATGGCAACACCCCGATACTGGCGAGGTAGTTACACCTCATCAGGACTTCAGCGTTGTCGCAACGATGAACGGCTTGCCCGAGGATCTAGCACCTGCGGTGCTTGACCGCTTGATCGTTAGGTGTGAGGTCAATACGCCTCACCCCGATGCGATCAGTTCATTGCCCGAGTATCTGCGTACCCTCGCAGTAACTATGACTGACCCCGAACGTCCTACTCGCTACAGTCTGCGCTCGTTCGTAGACTTCCACGAGATGTACGGCAAGTCAGGCAGCATCGACCTTGCTACGCAGGTCGTGTTTCCTGACGACTACGGGCAGATCATCAGCACGTTGGCGGTATCCGTTAGCAAGGCGGTGAACAAGTCATGAAGCCCGTACAGATGATGCCTCAGGCATTACCAAAGAGACCAACGCAAGCCACCAATAAATACAAAGCGCGTAACGGTTTCGTCTCTACCCTTGACGGTGTAGACGTTGACGTTCGCACTAATGCTACTGGCGGTACGTTCGTAGCACCTGACGGTCACGGCGAAGTCGATGAGCGTCTGCGTAACTACGGCACGGTGCTTGCTCGTTGGTCACTAGAGGACAAGGCAATGCTTGCCAAGCGTTGGGACGTAAGTATGAGTTACGTCAACGCCGCTTGTCGCATAGTCGCTAACGCCATGTACGAGCAGGTGTTTAGTGACGATGCGTCAACGGATACGGTCAACGTCAAGGCGTTGATCAGTTCCATCAACGCACCCGAAACAGCACTCACACCTGAGTTACTGCTACGGGTTCAGGCATTGTATGGCACTAAGGCATACGGTGAAGTCGTATCGGCAGTAACTAATCCGATCATCGTAGATGCCTTAGACACCATGTCTACGCAATGCGAGTGGTTCCTGAACTACAGGCTGGCAGCACTCAACGGGTTACATAGCAGTAACTCGTACAGCCGCAGGAAAGCACGAGCCACCTACAAGGATCTCGTCATGGATCTCAAGCGTACGGCTGATCGTTCGGTTAGCCGTGCTCGTAGAGAACAGCACGAGAAAGAACGGGCTAAGGCTCAGGCTATGAAGCAAGGCACTAACCAACCACCACGTAACTCGTTGTATTCTACGGGCAAGAACGTCCGTGAGATCTTTACGGGTAGCGAGGGCTGGCAACGTGCTTTCGTCCATAAGCCAGAGTTGGTCATACCGCATACGGGCAAGATGGGCAGGCGTAACATCTTTACGCAAGAGGGCAAGTTCCCCAAGCACTTTTACCGTATGGTGACTGACCCCGAACGACGCATCTTTACCCGTAAGACACGGGCATTAGGTGGCGTAGTTATCGTGGACTGCTCAGGCTCTATGTCGCTTAGCGAGGACGACGTTCGTGCGATCATGCGCTCTAGCGCAGGTTGTACGATCGTCTGCTATTCAGCATCAGGCAGTAGCGACGACGCACTCAACGGCAACATACACCTCATCGCTAGGAACGGACGGCAGGCACGTTACTTGCCAGACTTCCCCGGCGGTAACGGCGTAGACGCCCCTGCGTTGGAGTTCGCCCTGACGTACAAGCGAAGCGGTAGCCCGATCGTCTGGGTATCTGACGAGAAAGTTACTGGTATCGGTGATGCTTACAGCCAAGAACTACATCGCCAATGTCGGAAACTCGTAGACAAGCACGACATTCACGTTGTGCCTAACCCACGACAGGCAGTCAGGTTGCTCAAGCGACTTCAGGCAGGGAGGCGCAAGTGAGCGACAACCACGATGCCCTTATGGCAGAACTAGAACAGATCATCAACGGCTCAATGGAAAGCGTCAAGGCTGACCGTGAGTCGGAGATGCGTAAGTTCATAGCAGTAGTAGCGGATAGCACGGAGGTAGCCAACGACCTAGACGGCGACGGCGTTTATCTCTATGCCATCGTGCCTAACTCACGGGAGAACGCAGAAGCCGCAGGGGCAGTAGACCTAGACGGCAAGACGCCTACTACCGAGCAGTTAGACGCAGGTGACTACCAAGCCATCAAGATAGAGAAAGTCCATCACTTCGCTAATGCCGAAGAGGCTAACGACATGATGACTGACCCGACAACCCAACTGGCGTATGAGGGGACGATGCCCGACACGGGTAACGTGCTCATCTACATCGGTAACGGTGAACGGGTAGAGGCTTTGCTCTATCGGGCAAGTCTCGTAGTGCGTAAGCACATCGGGACGGAGACGGTCACCTACTACACAGAACCTGACGGCATAGACCCTGACGACTTCTTTAGCACTACCTCGCTAACCCAAGTCGCTAGGTCGCTAGTCCAGAACCTCGTATCGTTTAGGGGGACGCCATCGACCCTGCGACAGCAGTACCCGAGGCTATTCGCCAAGATGTACGAGGAATGGAAACAGCGTATGCGTGAAGCAGATGGAGGTGAGTGATGGAGTGGAAGTATTTACCACTCGTTATCCTTACTGCGCCTATCGCTAAGGTCGTAGCGGATAAGCCAACGACTAGCGATTACGTAGTAACAGCCATAGTTATCGCTATGGTGGTGAGCCTATTGGTTGCGCTTAGGAAGCCCTAAGTCTCTCTAGGCAACATCGCCTAAGCGTACCGATACAGCCCGAGAACTGGCGGCTTAGTGGCTAACTACCGCTAAGTCGCTAGTTCTTAGGGCATAACCGCTACCGATGCGAGTCCGAACTATGCGCATACGACTGTTCCTCATGTACGCACGTGCGTTCCTTATTTATGTACGGCGGGGTCGGGGTACTTGACACGGCTGGCATGATGATGGTGACCAAGCGATCCCGCTTGGCACGAGAGGAAAGGGGACATACCTTGTCCGCGAAGAAATCCACCAATAACGATCAGAAGGCGCTTGCCTTGATCGAAGAAGGAAAGGCAATGCTATTGCAAGGCTCGTGGAAGAAGCACGGCGACGGCTTCGTCCTTAGCCTTGCACTTGCACAGAAGTGCGGCATTCCGTCGGCAGGACGGGTTGCACTCATCACGAAGAAGGACGGAAGCGTGTCCATCATGTCACTGATCGAGAAGATCGGTGAAGGCGTCAGCAATGGCGTTGAGTATGGATACTTCGTCGGCGTGAAGGCGCAAGGCTAAGTAGCCGAAGAAGGGGTAGGGGCTAACGCCCCTGCCCCTTTTTTTGTCTTTTTTTCGCACCGGTGATCTGCCGCTACCGTGGCAGGGAGGGGGGGGACGATGCCTCCCTCTCCATCTACGTAATTCTGGTAGCCAGGGGGTAGCCCGAGTTTCAATGCTTGGGTTACGACTGGTCACAAGTTCTTTAGCCCCCCCAAGTTCTCTTTCACGTCTGAACCCGTCTGTCTGAATACCAAAAGAAGACGACAATCAACGGTCCCCTTTTCAGGCCACTTATCCCGTGCGGTCTAACCATGCTGCCCTGGCTGTTGCAAGCGAGGAGGAATGTAACCGTTTAGGGTCCGGTATTCGTTAGGTTGTGGCGGTCAGTATACACATGCCACCCCTCTTCGCAACCCGTGTGCTAAGTTTTTCCCGTGGCAGAACGAAAGAAAACAAAACTCACTCGTGGCCAGATGGCCGAGGCTCGCCGTCTCTCGCAGGCAGTGGTCGAACGTCGTGGCTTTGTGCGTGAATCGAACAAGCGCGCAAACCCCGGCACTGGCATTCAGTGGATGCCCGAGCCGAGCGTAAGCGTCTCAGATGAACTGGCGCGTTTTGGTGCGTACCCGTCAATGGGTGGATATCCGGCGACTGAGTACTCCAACTCAAAGAGGCCGACAAAGAAACCCGCAAAGCGCAAGACGCAGGCGAAGCGCAAGAAGTAGTCGCAACAGGCGAAAGTGCCTGCCGGTACTAGGAGAAACCGGAGCGACAACCCAACGCTCGACGGAGTACCGGCAGGCGTGTGTACTATAGCACCAGTAAATGGCTAAGGGGCGACGTTCGGTAGCGACTGAGGACAGGGCACTGTTCTGGCAGTCCATGCAATCCGGGATGACCATGCGCGAGGCTGCGCGTATTGCTGGCATCTCGTACTCTTCGGCTACCAAATGGGTGGCCAAGGCAAAGGCTACGGCTGCCGAGCGGGACCTGCAGAACCTGATGGCCTCAAAGCCAGACGGCGGCAAGATGCTGGCCAAGGACCTCCAGGTCCAAAAGGACGTGCCCCCGGTCATCCCCTCGGGCCGTCTATCTCCCCGGGCCCAGCGCGGGCTGGAGGACTTTGACTACTTCCGCCGGGTCTACCTGGGCCGCGTGCCCAGCCCCTGGCAGGTCGATGCGGCCTACAAGATCGTGGACAAGTTGTACTCCAATGACAAGGAGTTCCTGGTCCTGAACTGCCCGCCGGGTGCTGGTAAGTCCACCCTGTTCCATGACGTAGCCGTATGGTGCATCGTGCGGAACCGGTCGATCCGCGTCATGATCGGGTCGATCTCCCAGACCCTGGCCAAGATGTACTCGCGCCGTATCCGCGAGACCCTAGAGCGCACCTCGCCGCTTCAACCCGATCCCGAGATGATCAAACGGGGGCTCGCCCTCAATGCCGAAGCCTGCCTCGCCCTGGATTACGGACGATTCAAGCCAACCCATGTTGGGGCTCTTTGGCGGGCCGAGGAGTTTATTGTTGAGCAGTACGGTTCCGCGGGGCTCGACAACAAGGAACCAACCGTCTCTGCTTACGGTATCGAGTCCGAATTCATCGGACACCGCGCGGACCTCTGCTTGTTCGACGACGTTGCAAGCCCAGAAAATTCCAAAGAGTCTGCAGCACGAGATAAACTCTTGGAACGTTGGGACTCCATGGCGGAGGCGCGTGTCGACCCAGGTGGAGTGCTTGCCGTCATCGGGCAGAGACTCGGACCCAACGATCTCTACGCGCACTGTCTGTCCAAGATTACGTACGAAGAAGACCCCGATGACTACGACGGCAGCGACGTTCAGGGCAATGAAGAAGTACGTGAGCCACTGAAAAAACATAAGTACGACCACCTCGTGTACAAGGCATACTACGAGGAACTTGATAGCGGTCCAGATTCGCGGCGCACTACTTCTGCGCCATGGCCAGAAGGCCCGCTTCTTGAGCCCTTCCGCCTCTCTTGGAAGGACCTCTCCTACATCAAGTACAACTCCCCCAGCAAGTTCAAGATCGTGTACCAACAGGAGAACATGGCTGAGGGCGCGTACCTCATTGAACGTGCTTGGGCTACCGGCGGCATCGGACCGGATGGCTTTGAGTATCCGGGGTGTATTGACGTTGACAGGCGACCTGGGTACCCACCGCCCGATCTTGACGGGACGATCATCTCCATTGCGACGGTTGACCCGAGCCCGACCATGTTCTGGGCGATCCAGTGGTGGCTGTTCCAGCCGCACACGAACCTGCGCTACCTGGTCGACATTGAGAGAGTGAAACTTACGGCTGAAGAACTGCTCGGCTACGACACCAGTTACCGCGAGTACTCGGGGATCATGGAGGACTGGCAGAACCGATCCGTCCTCATGAACTACCCCATCTCCCATTGGGTAGTAGAGGTTAACGCCGCCCAGCGCTTTCTCCTCGCCCACGACTTTGTGCGCAAGTGGCGGGCGCTACATGGTGTGGAGATCATCGGCCACACAACTGGCCGCAACAAGATGGACGAGGAACTCGGCGTCGAGGCCCTCCTTCCTCCGCTCTGGCGCACGGGCGCGGTACGTCTGCCCAGTATGCGTGACAACTGGAAGACGATGGCGTTCGTCGACGAGATGACTTCGTGGACCCGCGGCAAGAAGAACGGGACAGACTTGGTGATGGCCCACTGGTTTGCCGAATTGCACATTCCGCAACTCGCGCCGTTCAGGAGTCCGCCCCGTTTGTGGCGTCCGTCCTGGATTGGCGCATGATACAGTTTCACTGATGGCGCAGAAAAAGAAGAACCCCTACCAGCGCGCTCAACGCCAGTTTGTGCAGGCGCGTGCCCAGGAAAAGGGCTTTGAGGAAATGACACCCGACCAGCGTGAACAATTGCGCAATCGGTTTGCCAAGTTGGCGCAGACAAAAGAGGGTCGCACCACGATTGCACAAAAAGTTCTATCGCAGGCAACGCCGGAGCAGCGCAAGGAGTTCAAGCAGCGCCTCGCGCAGAACCTGCCCAGCCGCGCCAGTGGGGACATCAGCAGCACAGGCAGCAGCCTCTACTCACCACAGATGCGCGACACCGAGTCGCAGCGCATGCAGGCGCGTCGCGGCATGGGCAACATGGGTCCAGTCAAGCCCAAGACAACCACGCAGACCACGACACAGAAGAAGACTTCTGGCCCGACGTATCTTGGCAGCGGCTCGTACGCACTGCCGACCAACGTCTCAGCGCTCAAGAAAGATCTTGCTGCCACTGGTCGTGGGACCGTCGAGCAGTTCAAGTCTTACGGACGCACGTTCATTAGCCCCACCATCAACCTTGCCGGACGGATTGCCGACGTTCTTGGTGGTGTTCAGGGCAAGCAGAAGTTCAAGCCACTCCCGCAGAGTGGATTCAAAGAAGCCGCAATCAACACTGCTGACGTTGGCATTGGTATCGCCACTGGCGCGACAGGCGGAGCCGTTCTCTCCAGTGCCGCCAAGCGTGCGCTTATCCGCGCTGGAGAAAGCCGCATCCTCCCGTCGGTCGTCAGACAGGGTGCCCAGTACACCGCCAGCAACATCGCCAGGAACCAGACGATTCGCCAGTCCCTGCTCCAGGCCGAGCGCAGCGGTGCCCTCAATACCATCCGCGCAAGGGGCACCGGCAATCGCCCAATTGGAAAAGGAAAAATTGACAGCGTAGAAATGGTCGAAGCCGAAATGCGCGGCTTGACAAACGTTGTCAGGGAAGCAGAAAAAACTGCCCCCAAGACGCGTGCTGGAACACGAACTCGCGGCAGCAAGGCAAGCACTAAGACAAAGGCCAAGACGACCGCTGCTCCTGTTGCCGAGGTAAAGACTTCGACCAAGACCACACGAACCAAGAACGTGCAATCTGGCCAAGTTATTGACATCGAGGACCCCGGCCATCCCCAGAACTGGGAATGGATGAACAAGGAAAGCGCAGCCCAGGGTAGGTCGCGTCTTTCCAAGTCAAAAGTTATTGAAACCAAAGAAGTTGTCAAACCCGCTACATCAGTAAAAGCCGCTCCAGCCAAAAAGAACCAGCCCAAGAAGAAGGCTTCAGTTGTCAATGAAGAGCCCAAGCCGCGTACCGTTGAAGTGCGCGAATCAGATCTTGCCGCGGTAGAGGACTACGAGGGCACAGGCGTCGCCATGAGCGGCGAAGGTCGCATTACTGGTTCGCTCAGCGAGCGCCTCAAGTCACAGGGCTACATCCCTGAGACAACCGCTGCGCCCACTAAGAAGAAAGCACCCACGCAGAAGAAGGCACCCAAGCAAAAGACGGCACCCGTAGCCAAGGTTGAGCCAGCAAAGAAGCCCGTTGAAATCAAGACTAAGGCTTCGACTGGACCAAAGACGGTTGGAGAGGTCAAGTCACGCAGTGGACTGAGTGTTCAGACCGTGGGCGGCAAAGACATCAATGTCGTTGGTCCCGCAAAGATCAAGACATCCACGGTCACCGAGATCCCGATTTCCAGCAAGAGTCTCCCCAAGGAGCGAGCAGAGCGTCTTTTCAGCAAGGCAGAGGACGAGTTCTTCACGGCCAAGAAGAACCAAGTAAAGCGCTACACCGGAGAGGTTGAACCTCCCAGGACCCACTCCGAGCGCACGACGGACATCATTGGACCGCGCGAATCACCAAGAGAAGTTTCTGCCGGACAGTTCGAATACTTCAAAGAAAAGTTCCCGAACATGAGCCGCCGTCAATTCAACCTCGCTGAGCGTCGCGCTGGTCGCACTGGTGACCTTGAGTCGGCAATCAAGGAAATGATGGCTCCTGTCAGTGGTGAAGAGGCTGGCATGATGCGCGTCACTGGCGGAATGCGCGAACAGATCAAGGCCGAAACCAAGAAGAAGGCCAACAAGCAGAAGCGCAAGATTGCCAAAGAGGTCAAAGAACTGCGTCAGACCAAGGGCGTCTGGAAGGGCATCTAAGTGCCATCAACAGAAGAAGTTGTTGAACTTTATAACCAGCGCCGTCTGGCGATGGGTCCTATCCATGAGCAGATGCGCCGCGTCCGCGACATGGCTAACGGCGAGATCATCATCCCGCTGAACGAACTGGACAAGAACGCTAAGGCTTCGGTTGCCAACCTTCTCGTGCAGGGCCTCGATCAGATGTCGATGCGCGTCTCATCCACGATGCCGACGCCGTACTTCCCGCCCGTCAAGGAGGGCAGCGAGCGAGCAAAGTCATACGCGCGCACGCGTCGCCGCGCCATGATCGCAATGTGGGACGAGAACAAGATGAAGATGAAACTTCGTCGTCGTGCTCGCCACCTGCTCGCCTATTCGCAGAGCACGGTCATGCTGCGCCCGGACTTTCGCACGCTCAACCCGCGTTGGGTTGTGCGCAATCCGCTCGATACCTACGCTGCGCCAGTTGACGATCCGGACGACATGCTTCCGGAGAACTGCATCTTCACGTACAAGGCTACGGCTTCTTGGTTGTTGTCGAACTACGGCGACATGGTGTCTGGCGTACTGCGCATGGGCCGCGTTGATGCGGACTCCAAGTACACGATGCTTGAGTACGTTGATGCAGACACCATCCAGTTGTTGGTTCTTGGTGCCGAAGACAATCCAGAACTCAATTCCGCTGAGCGCGTTGGCCTGGAGGCCATGACGCTTGAGGAAATTCCCAACCGGACTGGCCGCCCGCTTGCCGTAGTTGCCAACCGCATCACGCTGGACAAGCCGCGCGGTCAGTTCGACGGTGTGCTTGGCATGTACTACACGCGTGCACGCTTGCAGGCGCTGACCGAGATCGCCATCGAGCGCGGCATCTTCCCCGAGGAATACCTCGTTGCGCGTACAGGTGAGCAGCCGGAGATTCTGCAGTTGGCGGACGGCAAATCTGGCGTCCTTGGCGTCGTCAAAGGTGGCGACATCCAGCAGTTGCAATTGAACCCTGGCTACAAGACCGACACGGCACTTGATCGCTTAGAGCGCCAGGAGCGCCTGGAAGGTGCAATCCCGGCAGAGTTCGGTGGCGAGTCAGCCACCAACATCCGCACCGGTCGCCGTGGCGAAAACGTACTGTCCGCAACTGTGGACTTCCGCGTCCAAGAAGCACAGCACATCTTTGAGCAGTCGCTCGTCGAGGAAGACAAGATTGCCATCGCCATCGAGCGCGCGTACTGGGGCAACGTCGAGAAGTCATTCTTCATCCCGTCGCGCAGTTCGGTGGGCCAAGAGACATACGTTCCGGAGAAGATCTTCCAGACCGACTTCCACTACGTGTCGTACTCGGCTGCCGGTTCTGACGTGAACAGCCTCATCGTTGGTTTGGGCCAGCGTTTGGGCACCGGCATGATCAGCAAGGAGTCCGCACGCGAGGCAGATCCGCTCATCGACGATCCGGAACTTGAGCACGACCGCATCATTGCGGAAGGCGTCGAGGCAGCGCTGCTGTCATCCATCCAGGAGCAGGCAGTCAACCCTAACGGACCGTACCAGCCTGAAGATCTCGCGTACCTTGCCAAGTTGGTGCTTGAGCAGGACGTTACGCTGTATGAAGCAGTACGCAGAACGAATCAAAGAGCACAAGACAGACAGGCGATGGCAATGCCAATGGGTTCACCAGAGACAATGCCTGGCCTAGCAATGCCCGGCATGGGCGCTGAAGCGCCGGTTGCGCCGCCTGCTGGAGAGCCTGGAATCGATCAACTACTGGCGCAACTGGGGATATAAATGGCAGAAGCGAAAGGAAACCGGGTTGACCTGAACAACCCGGCACAGAAGATTGCGCGCCAGGCTGCACCTGGTCAAACATACGGCAAAGCCGGACAACAGATGGCATCGCAGGCTGTTGTCCCGATGGGATCAGCACCGACGGATGTCGCTGCATCTCGTCAGTCAAAGACTGCGCCAAAGCCGCCTACGCCCATCACCGCACCAACTGGTCGTCCTGACGAGCCGATTACTGCAGGAGCGCCATTCGGTGCTGGCATGGGTCCCGTCGAAGCAGGCATTCCCATGTACAACCCGCGCGGCCAGGCACTTGAGGAACTTCGCATGATCGCCCAGTATTTCCCGAGCGACGATCTGGAGGATCTGCTTTCTAGGTACGGGATGTAATGGTCGACAAGAACAATCTGTTCACAACTGAAGAGCAGGTCGCCATTGCGGATTCTGCAAAGCCAATGGCTTCGGTTACACCGATGGGCTACTGGCAGGCACAGCGCGCGCAGCAGATTGCTCAGCGCAGCCCGTGGCTTGCTCCGGAAACCGTCGTTGCTCTTGCTAAGGCTGAGGCTTCCGACGACGCTGTTGACCTTGCCGCGCAGTATGCAGCACAGCGAGAAGCGCAGTCTTACGACCAGAAGGTAAACGCCGTTGGCAATATGCCCGGACCCTTGCGATGGGCCTTTGATGCTGTTGGGTACATGGCCAAGACGGCAAACAAGGTTGCCGAATACACCATCCCCAAGAGCGCTAGCGGTGCAATCAAGTATGTGCTCGATCCGATTAGGCAAGTCACGACCGAGGTGATGGACACCGCCATCAAGCCAGCCATCCGCTGGTCCACGGCAACTCTCGACATCATCCCGGAAACAGTCCAGAACTCACTGTCGATGATCTTTGGATCTTCGAACATGGACTTGATGGGGTTGTGGGAGTCAACGTCACTGGCAACAATGCTTGACAATCCGGACGACCAGGGCGACGGATTCTTTATGAGCCAGACACTCCGAGAGGAGCAGGCAAAGCGTGCGCGTGCTTTCCGCGGCACCGTCTACGGAAACGCGTTCACCGCAGGCCGCGCACTTACCTCCATCTTTGGCGAGCAGTCAATGGCCTACAAGTACGGATCTGGAGTCATCGACGCCATTGTCATGATGGCAGTACCTGACCCTACAAAGATCATCTCCAAGAGTATCTATACGGCTGGCCGCGTTCTTCCGGGTGCTGCACGCGCACTTGCTACCGGCGACGACATCATGGATGCAATCAAGTCTGGTGGTGGAATGCGGGGCCTTGTCCCGCTACTCAGTGCCGAAGATGCAGAAAGCGTGAGAGGGGCAATGCGCAACATCAGCGGCAATCTGAAGTCTCAGGCTGGAATGGCCAAGACGATCACTGGTCCGACTATGGATGGCGAGAAGTTCGTGAACTTCATGCGCACCAACTCTTGGGCTAAGAAACTGGTCAAGGACCTGAGCGAAGAAGAAGACGCCTTCAAGATCATGAAGGACACCTTCGGCTACAAGATCAGCACAGACACGGCATACGACCTGTCCAAAGCAAAGACCGAAGATGAGGTTATTGCTGCGCTGACCAAGCCCTTCACCCTTGGTGAAAACACCCTCAACTCAAACATCGGCAGATACAAGGTTGACCGCAACCCTGCCAAGTTGATGGTCCAGAACATGCGCTTCTTCACGCAGATGCCGAGGAACACGATCATCGTCACCGGTCTTGATGACGCAGACAACGTTGATGCCGTGCGCAACATGGCCAACTCAATGCGCAGTGCCGGAGTCAAGACCGAGAAGATCAATCAGTGGGGCAACAAAGCCCTCTTGGCATTCACCAGCGGTGGTACCCAGACCGAGCGATTCCGCGCGTATGAGTCATACCAGGAAGCAGTGCGCGAGATCATGGTTGCCAACGGTGTCGTGGAGGAAGCGGCAAACGAGATCCTCCGCCGCGCCCGTAGCAATATCGATCAGGTCAAGTCGTACCTCAGCGACAGACAGGGAATCGAGACTGACAACGGACTGCTCAAGACAGTCATGTATCAACTTGCGCACAGCGCCGACTCAAAGGTGTACGCCGAATTCCTTGAGCGCGCAGGGCAGATGGGTGACGACGTTGTGTTCGCCAGCCCGACCGACTTGATCCAGTTGCTAAACCGCGTTCAGGTTCTCCCCGATGTCCGCGAACTCAGGCGCGTCACTCGCAATCCGCTGTTCAACAAGTTGCTGACCAAGACCGGTGCGGACGGAGAGGTCAAGGGTCTGAAGAAACTTCCGATTGCTGGCCGAAGAGAACTGCGCGAGGTCACTCGCTACCGCGACCCGGAAAAGGCAAAGCAACTCAAGGGCCAGATTAAAGAACTCCGTGAGCGCGCCAAGTCAATGCAGGGCGAGAACAAGCGGTCTGCGATTATGCAGATTGACGAACTCAACCGAGAACTGGAATCGTTTGAGTACAAGGAAGTTGTCAAGACCCTGACCGGTCGTGCCCGCGCACCAATCGAATTGGCGGACTTTATCCAGTCACGAATCTGGAAGCCTCTCAACTTGGCGACCATTGGCTACATCGTGCGCAACGGCATCGACGCCCAGATCCGCATGGCAATGGGTGGACCGGCATCAATGTTCAACCTAAACCCGCTTGACTACATTTCCATCGCTTTCGGGCTGCCGGGCAAGAACATGAAGTATGGCCGGAGCATCACGGGTGTTGACATGTCGCAACTTGGAGTTGCGCGACAAACGAGAAAAGGCGTCATTCAGCCAATCATTGGTGGTCAGGATGGCGACAAACTGCGCGTTGCTGGGCGCGAATTCCCGAACACACTGAGCGGTCGTCGTCGCGCGGCAGCCCACTCAAAGCGCACCAACCGCCCCATCTTCTACCCAATCGACGACGGCGTTGATCTCGACGACGTAACCGCAGCGAGCGAAGTCCACGAGCAGTTGCTGCGCAGCCTTGGTGCAAACGGCCAGCGCGTCGGCATGACGGTGACCGACCAACTCCGGCACAAGACCCGCACCGGTTCGTTCCCCACATTCAGCAAAGCAGATGGTGGCGGGCGATGGACCCGCGGAATGATTGAACAGTTGCAGATGAAGCAGTCCCTTGAGCCGACTCGCATCCTCGCACGTTCTATCGCTGCGGGAGATTCCGCTGACGACTCCGTAAATAAGGTTGTTGACTGGCTTCTGAAGAACCGCAACAGCCAGTCCTGGCGCAACCTTGAGCAGAAGTTCTTCGACGGCATTGAGTTCCGCAAGCAGAACACCCAGTACTCCGACATCTCTGCGTCAATCAACCTCAAGCGTTTGCTTGAGAGTGGCAGGGAAGATGAGGTCCGTGGCCTGCTCAGGGGCTACGTCACCTCGGTCTGGTACGACGACATCCAGAAGTTGACTGGAGGAATCCCCGAGATTCAGTTCCTCTTGGCCTACGACGCAGTTCCAAACTTCAAGGCAGCCAAAACAATCTTCCTCGATGAAATCCCGCTGACCGGAACAAAGAAGAAGTGGAACGTTGGCGACAAGGTGGAGATCGGTGAAGAGCGCAGCATCATCACCCAGATTGATGAGTCCACCTCATCGCGCCCACTGGCCACGATCGTCCCGATTGAAGAGGAGCATGCGTTGCGTTCTTACGACGCAGGCAATGCTTCGATCAAGGCCAAGCGCTTGTTGGAGCGTCGCGAGTTTGAATACGACCAACTGACTGGTCGCGGACTGCCAGTCAAGATTCCGGCGGAGCAAATCCTCACCGAGGGTCCAAACGCAGACTGGCGCGAATACTCAACTGCTGTTCCTCGCGCCCTTACGGACTGGTTGTTCAATCTGCTGAACGACCCGGCTGTACGCAAGTTGGAGCGGTCGGTTACTTACCGTGGCTTCTACTACGAGACAATCGCAGAGAACGCAGATCGCCTGTCGTATGACGAGGGCGTTCGGCTGTACAAAGATATTTCTGCTAAGGCTAAAGAACAGGGTCAAACCATTGCCCAGTACATCGGTGAATCAAAGATCACCGGTGGAACAAAGATCACGAAGATCATCGAGGGTCTGCCGAATCGCAAGAATGTAACCGGCACCCTGACGGTTGGAGAACTCGACGACTACTCGCGGTTCATGGGCATTAGCAAGACGAAGGAACTCCTGTACGACGCATCGGACCGCAACAACATTGTGGATGCCCTGCGCATCGTGATGCCCTTTGCCGACGCATGGAAAGAAGTTCTCGGCACCTACATGACCCTTGGCGCGCAGCACAACATCCACCTTGTGCGTAAGTTTGGTCGCGTCTACACCGGACTTGAGGAAGCCGATCCGGATCAAGATGGACGCGGCGTATTCTTCCGCGACCCGACAACCAATGAGGTTCAGTTCCAGTTCCCGCTGTCGGGATCGCTGAGCAAGTTGATGACTGGTATCGATGCCCCTCTGTCGGCCCCGCTCGGGCGCTTGTCGCAGGGCATCAACTTCATGCCAGCGCTCGGACCCTATGCACAGTTCGGACTCAGCCAGTTTGTTCCAGACACCCCCAACTATGACTCGCTGAAGGAGATGTTCCTCCCGTACGGAGAAACAACGATTGGTGAACTTGGTTCGTCCTTGATCCCCGGAACGATACGCAAACTCAAGGATGTGTTCACCGCTAATACCGAGGACATGACCACCCAGTTCGCACAGACGTACCTTGAGACAATGCGCTCGCTGTCGGTGAATCCGAAGTACGACCTCAGCACCGAGAGTGGCCGTATCGAACTCTTTGCTGATGCCAAGCAGAAGGCCAGGATCATGACGATGATGAGGGCTGTGTCCCAGTTCCTCGGACCATCCGCTGGTACGCAGGAATGGAAGGTGCCGACCAAGGTTGGCGACCAGTACGTCGGCGTACTCCTGGAGGAACTGCGCCGGTTCCAGCAGGAGAACTACGACACCTCCATCGACCGCTTTCTGGATCTCTACGGCGACGACCTTGCTTTGTACGTTTCGTCCAAGAGCCAGGCGCTGGCCGACGGTATTGAGGCGACCGAGGAGTTCGGCGTCTGGGAGCGCAACAACAAGGGAATTATCGAGCAGTACCGCAACGTCGGTGCCTACTTCGCACCGATGGGTGCTGAGTACAACTTTTCGGTGTGGGAGCGCCAACTGAACCAGGGCAAGCGCAAGCGGCTCACCGACCGCGAATTGGTGGATCTTGCACAATTGCGCATTGGTTCGGTCAAGTACCGACAGATGCGCCAGATGTTTGGTGCCAACCCCAGCGAGAAGCAGCAAGAGGTTCTCAGGGCATACCGGACTTACCTGAATGAGTTGATGCCCGGATTCCCGGCGCTACCCGTGTTTACTACCAACAAGTTTGAGAACAGCATTCTTGAACTACAAGATGCAATCGATGATCCCCGCCTGCAGAGCAACAAGATCACACCAATTGTGAAGCAGTACTTGGATGCACGCAAACAGGCCCTGTCCCGCATCGGTGCGCGAAGTCTGAAGAGCAAGAAAGCCGCTCCATATCGCGACTATCTATTCCAGTTGGGTGAGTCACTTTCCAGCGTCGAGCCGGAATTTGATAGAATTTGGTCGCGTTTCTTGTCCCAGGAAGTGGAACTGTAATGGCTGAAGATACAACTACACCGCCGAACACAACCCGTGAGACTCCTGTTGATCCGTCCCAGTTCCCCTCAACGCTGCCCACATACGAAGAGGCAGTGAACTATCCGACGCGTAAGGCAAATGGTTTTAGGACCACCGGAACTTGGGCCGCGAGAATCAAGCAGGACCTGGACAATAAAGCCATCAAGGTTCTTCCACAAAGTCTCCCCGGTGCGGTGTTCTTCAATGGCCCAGCCCTCCTCGATGAAGAGGGGTACATAGCCAGGCCCGTATACGAGTTGGACACAGAGTCCGCCAACACCGAGTTGATGAACCTGACCGCAGATGAGCGCCTGCTGTTCGCGCAGCAACTCAAGCGTGTCGGCTATTACGGGTCAGCCGACGTAAGTGAGTCCATCATTCGCAAGAGTGGATTCAACGAAACCGACATGGCGGCGATGCTCCGCTTCATGCGTGACTCCAATGTGAATCAGAAAACGATTCGTGCGATGTTGCCCGAACTTATGAAGTACAGCGCGGTCTCAAGTGGAACGACTGTCAAGGTGACCCCGAAAGAAGACATTGCTTACTACATGAAACAAGCGTCGCTGTCAAACTTGGGCCGGATGCCGACAAAGGCCGAGGTTGACCAAGCCATCAAGTACATCCAGAATGCCGAACGTGCCGCTTCTGGCAGGGGCACTACGGCTCCGTCTACGTCCGTACTTGCTCAGGCTCAGGCTCAGCAGGCTGCCCCTGGCGAGCGTGCCGCGTACTCTGTCGGACAAGCAATCAACTTGGCATTCCGCGCACTGGCGGGTTAGGGACATGGCAGTAACCAAAGACACCTACGTAACTGAGCAACTCACCGCGCGTGGGATGGCAAACACCGCCGCCAACCGAAAGAAACTCAGTGCTGAATACGACAAGCGCTACCTGGGCGGATCGTCCGAGGACTGGCGCACTTACTTCCGTCAGCAGTTCCCGCAACTGGCGGGGATGATCGACGGTGCAGAGGGTGAGCAGCAAGCACGCTCAGTGTTTGGCAACCAACTCATCGACTTGTTCCTTGAGGTGGCCAAGAACCCGGACGGCTTTGACTTCACTAGCGAGGCTGGCCAGGCTGCATTCACTGGCCGCGTGCAGGCGACGGATTACTACAACAAGACAAAGCAAGCCCGGATCGAGTGGGACGTTCTCAAGCCCGTCGACCAGCAGGCGCGTCTTGGTGAGCGCCGCCGTACCCTTGCTGCCGCACTTGGTGATCTTGAACTGACTGAGACTGAGGTTGCCGACCTGGCCCTCTATGCCGAGCAGAACAAGGCCAGCGATCTTGAGATCAAGTACCTGGCCTACAACAAGGTGGGCGAGCGTGGCGCTGGTGCCGTGGCCACCACGACCACTGAGGGTGACAAACTGCGCCGCACACTCAAGGCATACGGCTACTCACCCGCTGATATCAATGATCGCATCCAGGCTGCCCTCGGTGGCCAGGTCATGGACGGCGTTACCCAGACCTCGGATCTGCTCATCAAGAAGGCCAAGCAATACGCAAAGGCCAAGTACAACCACCTGTCGGATTTGCTTGACCAGGACTTCACGGTCGAGGACATATTTGAGCCCTACAAAGAAATTGCCACCAAGGTCCTGGAACTGAACCCACAAGAAGTGACACTGGACAACGAATTGTTTGCCGCCGCTCTTGATGCTGGTCCCGATGGCCGACCGATGTCCGGCCTCGCGTGGGCTCAGCGCATCAAGCAAGACCCGCGCTACAACTGGCGCTTCACGAAGAACGCCAACGACCAGGTTCGCAACACGATCATGAGTCTTGAGAAAGCATTTGGGATGGTGCGATGAGTGACGTAAGGGCAGACTTCTTTGGTGGCATCACGAGGCCGGACGAGGTTTTCTTTCCCGGGCCAGGAGACACTGCTGGTCAAGGTGGTCGTGGCAACCAGCCGCCGGACCAGTACGGTCGCCCGTGGGGAGATCCGCTCTATGGCGTCGACCTGACACCAGACGACACCGGAGATGGCGACACTACGCCTGCCGCCCCCTCATTCAACGAGGACGCATTCGCCCGCCTGTCGGCATTCCTAGCGCGTGCTGGCATGCCTGGTATGGAGACGCGTCTGCGTGATCTCGTCACCCGCGGTATCGAGGACGCTGACGCAATCCTGTACGAACTGCGTGACACTCAGGAGTACAAGACCCGCTTTGCAGCCAACACACGCCGTGCAGCAAAGGGCTTGCCCGCCCTGACGCCCGACACCTACATCCAGTTGGAGCAGCAGTACCGCGATCTCATGCGCGCCAACGGAATGCCAACTGGCTTCTATGACCAGCAGGAGGACTTCCAGGCGCTAATCGAAAACGACGTGTCCCCCGCTGAACTTCAGGCTCGCATCCAGGATGGATACCGTGCTGTTGCCGAGGCAGATCCTGCTGTCAAGCAGCAGATGCAGCGCCTCTACAACGTGAGCGAGGGGCAGTTGGCTGCCTACTTCCTTGACCCAACTCGGGCTACCCCATTGATCCAGCGTGAGGCTCAGGCCGCCCGCATCGCAGCGCGTGCCCAGGAGCAGGCAGGATTCACTCTCACCGCACAGACGGCTGAACAACTCGTGGAGCGCGGCATAACCGCTGAGGCTGCACAACAGGCGTTCCAGACGGCTGGTGCGCTTGGTGGTCTGTACCAGGAGATGGCTGGCGAAGAGGCACTGACCACCGAGCAGAAGGTCGGAGCCGCACTCGGATTCGATACGGCAGCAGAGCAGCAGTTGCTACAGCGCCAGCGTCGACGCTTGTCTGAATTTCAGGCTGGCGGTGGATTCACCGCAACGACCGGTGCCACTTCGTATTCACGCGAGACCGGCGTGGGCATGGCGCAGTAGATCCTTGACGCAAGGACTATTTGTACATAACATCTAATCAATCCCGAACAGGGAGCCTGCTAGAGAATCCCCGCCTTTAGCAGTTCACAAGGGTGAGATTGCAGCCTTCACAGGACCTCCGTCTGTGGAGTGGGCAGAAGGAGTGGGTCATGTCGGAAGTCGATGACACGTTCGAAGACGAGACAGTTGATCAGTCAGCCAAGAATCCAGTTCGCTCGCATCTGAGAAAACTGGAAGAAGAGGTCAAGGCACTGCGCCAAGCAGCAGCCGAAGCCGAAGCAGCCAAGAAAGAGTTGGCCTTCGTAAAGGCGGGAGTCCCGATGGACCACCCGGCTTCGAAGTACTTCATCAAGGGCTACGACGGTGACTTCACACCCGAAGCAATTCGGGCAGCGCTGGAAGAAGCAAATCTCATCCAATCTCAGCAGAAGCAGCCGGAAGTCCAGGCCGAACAGAACGCCTGGAACAGACTGCAGAAGGCACAGAGGGCGGGTCAGACTAGCGAACCTCCGGTCGACTGGGCCGCTCGCATCAACAACGCTCGCTCGCAGGACGAGGTTATGACTCTCTTGGCCCAAGCAAGGCAAGAAGCAGAAAACCTCTAGCCCGCGGGACTCCCGTCCTGTCGGGAGAAAGAAATAACAGGTAATGACTAAGACTCAGACGACTGATCTTCTTACAGATCAGGTAGCGTTTGACCGGATTGCGTACTTCGCACTCCGCAGC